TAAATTTCCCTCATTATCTAGATATTGACTCCACCCAAATTCTAAAAGTAGATTATAACCAGGTCTCATGTAAAGAACATCCATTAAAGCTAATTGGTTCCTTGAAAAACATTTCATTTTAATAGTAGCTTTTGATAAAGCTCCACTTTTATAATATTTAACATCTGCACCTAATATTCCTGGCATTGGGACATATCCTCTTTGATCTAAACCACCCCAACCATAAGCACCATTAAATAATTCATTTTTTGAATTTAAACCAAAATTAGGTGTACCGGTATTTGTAGGTAATTCTACAAAATTATCTGGTTGTGTAGATACTATTTTAGATACTCCTCCTTGTAATATAAAATTTCGAGCAACATTATCTCCTCTTAATTGAGAACCATCAAACCCCAAATTTAATAATTTATTAAAAACCCCATCATTTTCAGGAGATTGATTAATATTTACTGAACTTGCTAATCTTAACCAGGGTGTTTTTGAATTTTGGTAAAGTAAATTAGTAGTAGTTAAGTTAGTACTATTACCTAAAGATCTTTGTCTTGTATTAATTTGCTCAGTTACCCAAGGTGCAAAAGGTTGTTGTGTTATGTTCATTTTTATAACGCATTTAATCTATTATAACTATCTATTATACCACTTATATCTACTGGTATTCTTAATTGTGTTCCTACTGGTGGAAATAGTGAACCTAAACTTATAGTATTAGGATTTGCAATTGCTATAATCCAATATAAAGTAACATCTCCATAAAATTGATTAGCAATTGAATCTAATCTATCCCCAAACTCGGTCTCAACATAAATATCTGTTTCTGTAGGAACAACCTCAGGATAACTTACTGTTTTATAATATAAGTCTCCTAATGTTCCTACAAACTCATTTGTATTTCTTATTTGTTTTATGTTATTATAACGGTTCATTATTAAGATGTTGAATCAGTTAATTGTACACTATATTCATCTGCATAATTTCCTCTTGAATTAAATGCATTAGCTAATGCTATATATCTTTCATTTGGATTATTAGCTACATTTGGTTTTTGAGGTAAAAAGTTATGAATTGGTGTAAATACTAAATTTGATACTTTAATCATATGTGGTAATTCTTTAACACTACTATCAAAATCACCATTTTCATTAATAGCTATTTCCCAAGTTGTTTCTTGAGGAATATCATAAGTTAAAGATGATATAAATCCAGGTTGTTCATATAAATAACCTCCCATTGTTAATCTTACTAAATTTCCTCTCATAAACCCAGCATTAGTATAATCTGGTGCTAAAGTTGAAGCTAAATAGTTTAATTTTTTATACATTGGAATTAATTCTGCTTTTGACTGAGCATAACACGTAAATGACATATTAATACTTCTTTCAAATCCTGTGTAATTATATAAATTTTCTCCCCTTCCTGAGTATTTAATAGGATCCCACCCAGCAGTGTAATTATCATTAAATGAATCTATAAAGGCTCTAAAGTGCATATAAACGGCACTTCCTAAGGCATCAGGTTCATTATTTATAGCTGCTATTCTAAATTTACAAAAATCATTAATAGCATAATTTGCATTAGGACCAGTACCATCATACATAGGCATAGCTGCTAGTTTATCTAATGGTGCTAAAGAATCAGCAGGTAAACCATAATTAAATACATTTTTTTTCTTTCCAGGATCACCTCTATTAACTCTTCTATTTGCTAATTTAGTTGTATAACTAGGACCAAATGATAAAACACTGGATTCAGTTATATTATTTTCATCAATTATAGTTTTTCTAAAATCTTGTACTTCAGGATCTGCTACAACATTAGGTGATTGAGTTGATTCAAATGCTTCTAATTGAGCTTGTGTATAAGTCCATGTATTTTGATCATATTGGCGCCCATTAGCTCCTTTTCCTACACTTACTAAATTGCCTTGATAAACATTAGAAGAAAATCTATAAAGACTACCATCAGTATCAGTATTAAGACCTTCTTCTATGGAAGGTTTTGAATCTTCAAATGCTTCTATAAATTTAGAAGAAACTCCTACATTATAAATTCTTGCTAACATTTCAGCATTATAAACTGGAGGATTTCTTTGGAATACTGAGTAGTTATCAGGTGTTCCTGCTTCAAAAAATCCTTGGTATGCACCGTTAGTTAATTCTGCATTTCTTATTGCTGATTGAGGAGAATTTTCAGCACTAAGTACTCCTTGTTCTTTTGCTGCTATTAAAGTATTATATTCATCACTACCCTCTGGAAATAAAGCTTCTGCTTTAAGTGAAGTTGCTAATTTTGTTGTATAATCAATATCAACTGCTGGTAGAAAAAATACAGAGTAATTATTTGGAGTATTATCACCTACTGTAAAAAATCCTAAACTATCTATTTTAGCATTTTTAACTGTAGATTGAGTTATATTTTCATTAGATAATTTGTTTTGATCTAAATCTTCTCCTAATTCTGTTATATCACTATCTGATAATGGGAGTGTCGCTAATGCAATTGGAGAAGCTCCTAATTTGTTTGTATATGTAATTTGAGCTACATCAGGTCTGTAGAAAATGCTAAAATTATTATTTTGATTTGTAGTAAAAAGATTTTGATTATCAATATCAAAAAAAGCATTATTTGCTAATTCAGCATTTCTAATAGTTGATTGAAAATTATTTACTTTAGCAAGTGTTACATTATCAATTTCTTCAAAAGAAAGAGAATTTCTATCTAATTCTGTTCTAAGTACTTTTTGAGCTTGTATAGATGCACCTAATTTATCTGTAAATATTTCAGATTGTGGATTTAAATTGTAATTATTTTTACCACTAGTTCCTAAAAAATATTCAGGATCTTTTACATATAAAGGATTATTTATACCTGTTCTCTGATCTGCAAATCTAATTTTTGTATCTCCTACACCTAATATAGATCCAGGTCCTCCAGTATACGATATAATATCAACATCATTAGTTTTTGTATCTATTTTTGTTCTTAAAAGACTTGCTAATCTATTATCAAAATCACCCTGATCATTAGCTACCCTTCTTGTTAATTCTTTATCTATATATGCAGGTTCAGGTCCACCTTGACCTTGACCTTCACTTCCTAATATTAAAGGTAAATTATTAAAAACAGGATATAAAGGATTTGGTATCTTTTTAGTATAAGTTTCTATTTTTGTTGAATAAGAAGCATCATTGTTTAAAGCCTTTATAGTTCCTGAGTAAGTATTTAATCCTGCTCCTGGGAACAACCCCCCTTGTACTACCCCTGTCATAGGTGAAGTAGGATCTAATCCCATTAAATTTAAATGTGTACCTGCAAATCCAACACCGGCTTGAGCTAATGTACCTAAAGGATTATAAATACCTGCATTTAATGCTCCTCCACCTCTTCCAGTTATAAAATTTGGTGGAGTTGTTCCACCATAACCTACTCCATAAGATGCTTCTGTTTTAACTGCCGTTCTTGATAATGCATTTTGAGCTGCTATAAATAATAGACCATTAGGAGTTCTAGTATCGAACATCATTTGTGTTAGTCTACTTACATCTCTTATTGCATCTGCTGGAGCCCTAAAACCATTTCTTAAGAAAACGTCAATCCCTGTTTTTGCAGGAAGATCTCCGCCATCATTAAAAAGTGTGGGATTTGGGTTATCAACATTAACTCCTGGGATATCGCGTTTGATATAAGGTTGGTTACTGCCGTTAGTCATACCAGCATTAAATCTATCGTTACCCCACTTCAGTTTGTTGAGAGCTGTAGTAGAAGTTATTAAAGGCATCAGCTAGTTTTTAGAATGATCTTCCTTCTGGGGCGTTATTTTTATATCTTGATGATGGTTCTTGATAAAGTTGTGTTCTTTTACCTAAAGCTGAAGGATTTGGATTTGTGTATCCCATAGCTGCTGCACCCATATTATTATAAGCTGGAGCTGTTAAGTTTGGATCACCAATATTAGAATATTCATTATGTAATAATGATTTACCCTGCATACTGATATCATTGTTAATAGTTCCATCAGCAGGAGAAACTGGTACTGCTAATCTTGAGCCATCTGCATCAAATGATTTTAAAATTGATTCTGCCATAATTTTTAGTTTTTAATTGTTTTATTATAAATATCACTACATTTTAGAAGATTGCAATGCTAATGTATAACCTACTTTATTTCCATCTAGAAAAACATCTCCTCCTTTATTTACTGCACTTATTAAGTCTTTTAATAATTTTGTCATTTCACTATTTCCTGCTCCACCACCATTATTAACTTGTTCTCTCGGCACAACAACTTCACCAGGTGTAAGCATAGCTGGTATTCTATCAACATATGGAGGGCCACCAGGTACTGTTCCACCATCATTAAGTCCAATCCATTCTTTAGCTCTACTATAACCACTACTAATTGCTCCACCTACTGCTGAAAATGCTTTACCAACAACACTGTTTCTTACATAATTTGCTGCTTTTCCAACCATATCTCTTGCTCCGGAAGCTAATGATTTTAATGATTCAAATGCAGAACTTGCAAAATTTGATATGCCTTCACCAGCTGTTGAAAAGAAACCACTCATAGTTTCTCCTGCGGATGAAGCCCAACCACTCATAGCTTCTCCTGCGGATGAAGCCCAACCACCAATTGTTTCTCCTGCGGATGAAGCCCAACCACTAATAGTTGTTCCAGCCTTTTTGGCAAAATCTTTTACTCCATTTCCTATACTTGCAATACTTTTTCTCATTGCTGAATTAGGATCTGATAGTATTTTAAATCCTTCTGATACAGTTCCTACAATACCACCTACGGCAGCTCCAACAGCTGTTCCTACTACAGGTATTACTGAACCAATTGCAGCACCTACTAATGCACCTCTACCAGCTGCACCTGCTACACCTAAAGCCTCATCTCCTGCACCACCTTTTTCAATACCTAAGGTTTCACTAAACATTGATCCTTTTTCAGCACCACCTGTTAATACTCCTAAACCAATTGCTTTTCCTTTTCCAATTCCTTCTTCTACTCCAGCTGCTTTTTGTTCAGCAGCTGACATATTTGCTTGACCTGATCCTGTAAACCCACCAATTACTAAATCTGCTACAGCCATTATAGGTCCTGCTTTTGAAGCTATAGCACCTAATACTTTTGTAGTTTTTGACATGGCCTGTGCTCCTTTTAAAACTTTAGCAGTACCTGGAGCTACTCCTGAATTTAAAGTACTCATTTTACTTAAGCCTGGTGCCTTTTTTAACCAACTTGGCCCTTTTGCAACCATTTGATTTAACATAGAACTTCTTTTAAAGTTCATAGCTGAAAAGTTTCTTAATGTTCTACCTACCATTGAACTTTTACCACCAAATACTTTAGATAATGATTTAAAGAATTTACCTCCTATTATACCTCGCTTTCCTAAAACATTACTAAGCAAATCAGTTGCATTACTACCACCTCCCATACCAGTAACGTGCATTGGGTTTAATGGTGAAGATCCTAATTTTCCTTTACCAAGTCCAAAGAAACTTTTCATTTTACCAATTACACCTTTAGCTACTTTAAAACCAATTGCGGCACCTGCTACTCCTAATAATAACTTTCCAGCTGCTGAAGAGGCAAATGCTCCAATTGCTTTTAACATTGGTCCCAAAGATTTAGCTATACCCATAATCATAGGACCTACAACTTTTGCTATAGGTTCTAACATTGCTTTTATTTGTAATACTAAATTAGCTATTGTTCTATCAAAAGCTACTGCATCTTGTCCTAATTTCTTTTGGGCATCCATTTCAGCTAATTTATCCTTTAAAGCTTGTCCACTTAGACCTTCTAACTCTTCTTGTCTAGACATAGCATCTCCTAGATTTTCCATAGATATACCTGTAGCTGCTGCGAATGCTTGTTGAGCTAATACATTACCTTTTAAACTTTTATAATTTTCTTTAATAAGTCTTGCTTCTTCTTTAGCTGCTAATGCAGTATTTCCAGTTAAAGCTGCATATCTTAATTTATCTAAATTTAAGTCTTTTTGAAGGAACATTTCTGCTTCAATTTCTTTAGCAATTGATGATTCAAAATCTAAATGTGTTTCAGCTGCTGCCGCGATTTCATTCATTGTCATACCTAATCTAGAGGCTGTATGTGCTGCTTTAACTAATCCTTCAGTTCCACCTTTAATATTAAATCTTACAGTTCCACTAGATTGTCCTATAGCTTCAATAGCATCTTGTGTAGAAATAGAATAACCAGAAGTTTCATTTAAGGATTGGGTTATATCTCTAACTTGATTATACATTCCCTCAAATGATTTTCCGGTTTGAGCTGATATTTTAAATAATTGAGCTGCAGCATCTTCACTTACACCCATGTATAAAGTTAAATCTTGAAAGGTTTTAGCATTTTCAGCATTAAACCTTAAATTCATCCCAGCTGCTTTATTAAGTTTATCATAAGCCCCAATCATTTCTTCTGTGTTATAAAATATATCACCAGATAAATCACCAGCAGCATGAATTTGTGCTTTTAAATTTTCAGCAGCTGCACCTGCTATTCCTACAGATTGACCTATTTTGTTTGTTAATTTTAAAACATGAGAAAATATTCCTACTAAGAATTTTACTGATTTAACTATCATTGTTATAATAACAAGAGGGTCTGATAACTGATCCATTAAAGCTGTTCCTAAACCTGCTAAACCAGTACCCATTATTTTAAATTGGTCTCCTAATGAAGCTGCATGTTTACCATTATCAGTTAAAGAAGCAGCCTGGTCAGACATTTCATCTGTAATCCCAGTTAAGGTTTCACTCATATCTCCAAAACCTAATTTTTCAGCAGCACCTCCTAAAGATTTTATAATAGAACCAGTTAAACCTGTTGCGGCTTTTATATTTTTTACTTGTTTTAGAGTTTTATCAGCGACAGAATTAAATTCTTTTTGATGTCCTACTTTTTCCTCCATAATCTCAGCTTCATCCTGAGCAAATGCTAATAATTCTGAAGATTTTCCTAATTGTTTATCTACTTCTTTTGTGCTTTTTCCAGCTACTACTAATGATTTTCTTTCAGCATGGAGTTGTTCATGTTTTATTTCTAATAATTTAACATTACGACTTAATCTTTGAAATTCTAAATTTGTTTTTCTTTTTATATTTCTTATTTCAGCTGCAGATGATTTACTTAAATCTTCTTGAACATCATTTAATTTTTCAGCTAAACCTTTAATTTTAAAAAAACTTTTTTCCATGTCCTTTAAAGGGTCGGAAATTTGTCCTAATTCTTTAGCAATATTTCTAAAGGATTCTCTTAAACCATCTAAACCAGTTTCCATACCGGCTACATCAGCTCTCATTGCCTTAAGAGATATATTAGCAGAATTTATAGCATCAGATGCACTTTTAAACCCTTTAACAAATAATGCTGCATCTTGTCCTTTAAAAGGAGAAGTTTTATTTAGAGCTTTATATTGCCTATCAATATCATTTAATAGCCTTTGAATTTCTTGAAGTTCTTTCTTACTTGCCATTTAGAAGCATTTTGTTATAAATATTAATAAATTATGCCTTTTTAGCTTTACTTGTAACAAAGTCAGGTGTTTTTATTTTTGGTGAAGAGGTTTTGGAAGGTGAAGAAAACTTATCCATGTATTTATTTTGTTGAGCATTTGCAGGATCATTTCTTTGAGCTTGTTTTAATATGTCTCTTCCTTTTTCTAAATCATTTGTAGAATTATTACTTTCAGCTTTATTTTTAGCTTCAAAATGGTCTGATATTTTTTTAAATGTAAAATTTCTTAACCAAATAGGCATACTATATAAAGTATCCCAATCATAACCACCACCCCCATGAAATACTATTTCATGGATTTGAGTAAATAAGTTTTGTCTGTATTCTGCAGCTTGGTTAGGCGTCAGGGAAAAAAAAGTTGGCACCTATTGGAATGTCAATTTCTTCTATTTCTCCGTTACTTAATTCCCGTTCAAACGAGAAGTCCACATCGGGTTGGAAATCTATTATATGATCTCGTAAGGCTTTTGCATCTCTTGCTAAGAAATAATTATCAACAAAATCTCTAATTTCTTTTTTATCTGAATTTCCATCTACTGATAATATCATATGTTTCATTCTAGTAGACATTTCAGGAGAAGCATTTTTATTAATCTTTTTTAATCCTCTTAATTCAGCTTCAACTTTTTTATCTATTTTATCAGTCATCAATTGGAATTCAATTAAATTTTCTCCATGGGGTGTTTGAAATGAAAATTTATTTTCTCCTTTTATAAAAAGAGACTCATCAATTATTTTATTTTCCAACGTAGATAAGTCAGACTCATAATCCTCACCGCCATATGTGAACTTATAAAGGGCACCGTATCCTAACACACGTGATGCGACTAATAACGCATTTTTATCACCAACAATAAGATCTCCAGCATCAACTCCTTCAGTAACTATTAATGCTTCTAATAATTTATCAATAATAATTCCTTTTGAAATGTATGACTGATTTGTTATAATATCTTCTTCTTTAGCTGTCATATATTTCATTTCTAATTTACCTAATGATAATGGGTTACTCTTAGGATAAACTATCCCGTTTGAAGGTAAATCAACAAATTCAGTTGGGAATTTAAATTTTGGTTTTGACGGTGCTGCTTGTGAAGGGGCAGCAGGAATTGGTGTTTTTGGCGTATTATCCATATAAATTTTATTTGTTATAACTTAATTTCTTATTATACATATATAATATAAAAAAAAGCTTGACCGAAGCCAAGCTATTCTTTAAAATATTTAATTTGTTTTTTAGAAATTTAATACACAATAATCCATTCCAATTGTTAGATCGATGTTTTGTGCTTCTCCATCAGTATCCCAGTTAAAATCACCAAATGATGCATCTTTAATAAATGCTCCTTTAACAATCCACTCAGAAACTACGTCACCTACAGGACCTAGTACATCAATTGTAAGATCTTTTTTATAAAAATCTGAGTAACCATCTCTACCAGTTACTGATTCATGATGTAATCTTGTCCATTCCATTACAGCTTGTGCTCCTGAAGGAGTAATAGGATCAAATAATTGCATTGTGATATCATTCCATCTTAATTTACCTTTTACTTTTCTATAAGTATTGATATGATTAAGTACGATTTCATCTTGTGCGAAACCCATTCCACTAATACCTTTTATGATATAAGCTGGAATTCCGTCCACATACATTATAAATCTATTAGCTACTTTTGGTTCAAAAGCTGTGAAAAATATTTCGTTTGGGTTTAATACTGCCATTTTCTTTTATTTTATTTTATTATAAATATCTAATTTTTTAATTTTTACGATGGAAACTGAGCTCCTGTTGGTAAAATGTTAAAGTCTAGGTAAATAAATTCAGCTGTTTTAGTTGGCTGTAAATATATTGCACCTACCATTTGGTTTCTATCAACAACATCCGGGCCATTATTTGAAGCATCCATTACAACTTTAAACGCGTATAAACCTTGTCTTTGTTGTACTGACTCTAAATATGGATTTACTTGAGCTAAAAATCCGTTTCTTGTTGCTGCTGTATTTTGTTCAAATACTAAATTATCAGCAACTTGTGAAATATAAGATTTAAGTTCAATTAATAGTCTTCTAACATTTACTCTATCTAAAGCTGATGCTTGTGATTGTAATGTTTTCTGACCAAATACTACAACTCCTCTT